TCAAGCAGTGGCGGTGTAAAAGTCAGTAATCTGAATGATTCATATTACGTGAAACACTGGCAACAAGGAAGGAGAGTTCTTTAGTGAATAGTTATGAGAGGCTGTTAAAGATCATGCAGCATCAAGGTAAAAAAGGAAATAACACAGGATTGCAGATGGCAAGAGTGGTACAAGATCAAGTGCTATGCAATGAATTAAAGCTTGATCCAGAAGACTATTACATAGCAGATGGTTTAGTCCTTAGTGATGGAGACATGGTTCTGGTGTACCAGATCAGTGACGATAAATACATAATTATATGCAAGGTGGTGAATACATAAGGTTTCCATTTGAAGAAGAGACAGAAGAACTTATCAATAAAGAAGAGGAAGAAGAATATTATCCAAGAGAGTTTGATATAGATTTCACTACTGGAAAATTGACAGGAAGAATTGTGGAAGGCGCAAGAGCTATTGCAGTGTGGGCATATTTAGCAATTAGGATTGTACGATATAGATATATTCAGTATTCATGGGAATACGGAAATGAAATGGTAAATCTGATCGGAGGAACATATTCTGATGAGTATGTGAAATCTGAAGTAAACAGGATGCTGACAGAATGTCTCGAAGTGAATCCATATGTTAATGGAATTGAGAACTTGGAGATCGAAAAAGTAAATGAAACACTACATATTAAATTTACATTATTAACGGATTATGGAAGTGAGGAGGTGGAATCGGATGTATGAGGACATGACCTTTGAAAATATCATGGTCAGTATGATGGAAGATATGCCGGATGGCTTGGATACAAGTGAGGGATCACTGATTTATCATTCCTGTGTAAAGCAGGCAGCAAGATTGGAAGAGGTGTATGTAGAACTTGCAGCATTAACAGATAACCAATATGCTGATACAGCTGATCTTGATCATTTAGTACAGTTTGGACAAGAAAGAAGGACATACATAGAAGAAGCTATTGCGGCAGAATTTGAAGGAGTATTTAATGTTTCAGTTCCGATTGGAACTGAATTTTCAGGAGATGACTATAACTACATTGTAACAGACGTGATCAATGAAGAAGAACATAAGTACAGACTGGAATGTGAAGATCCAGGAACCGCAGCGAATGGATGGTTAGGGAATCTGATGTGTTTGGATGATATTGATGGTCTGGAAGATGCGGCATTAACCAAGCTTCTGGTAGAAGGAAAAGACGAGGAAGACGAGGAATCTTACCGCATGAGAATCATGGATTCGTTTGGCATTCAGGCGTTCGGTGGAAATCGTGCATATTATAAAGAAAGAATAGGCGCAATTGATGGTGTTGGAGGAGTCAAACCATATCGACGGAAAGGAACAATCATACCAATTGTGATTATATCAGACGAATATAGAAAAGCAGAAAGCAAGCTGATCAATGACGTGCAGATGCAGGTTGATCCAATAGAACAAACAGGAGAAGGAATTGGGATTGCTCCAATTGGACATTCTGTATCGATCACAACTGTGACAGAATATATAGTTAATGTATCTGCAGTTGCTACATATGATACTGGATATTCTGCGGAAGGCTTAAAAACGCAAGTCGAAAATGCGGTAGAAGAATATCTGCTATCGCTGAGAAAGAATTGGATAAACAGTGATTCTATAATCGTGAGACGAGCAGGTGTTGAAAACGCTATCTATAATGTAGAAGGAATTACAGATGTAAGTAATATATTGTTAAATGGTGGAACAGAAAATATTACGTTGAAAGAAAATGTTATTCCGGTTAAGGGGGTGGTATCATGCAGCTAAATATTCCTCCTGTGATTGAAAATATAGAAGAAATAAAAGCAATCTATGATGCAGAAGAAAAAGTTGGACAGCAATTAGAAAATGAAATAAGAGACAGAGATCTTGACACCTGTATCCGAACTTCTACAGAATATGGAATTGCACGGCGCGAAAAAATCTTAAAAATACAGCCACAGGATACAGATAGCTTAGAAGATCGAAAATTCAGAGTGCTGACAAAGTGGTATGATGACTGCCCATATACGAATCAAGATCTTATAAACAGACTTGATAATTTGCTAGGCAATGGGAACTATACCTTGGTAATTTTACCAGAAACAATGGAATTAAAATGTCTGGTAGAGTTAACAAGAAAGCAAATGTATAACGATTTCGAGCAACTATTAGAAGAGATTGTGCCACTGAATATGACGATAGATATTGGATTAAGATATAACCAACATGATACATTACATGGATTTACACATGATTATTTACACACATATACAAACGAACAGGTTAGAAATACTGTATTGAAAGGAGAGTAAGATGGCAACAACGACAACAAATTATGGATTGACGAAACCAGAAGGATCTGATTTTTATGATATTGGGGTGCAGAATGACAACATGGATATTATTGATAAGCAGATGAAAGCAAATGCGAAGGATATTGCGCAGTTAAATTCTGATACAAAAAGCATAATACAGTTTTTAGGCAATATGACCACACCTGATAACTCAGAAGGTATCATTCATGCCAATTGGCCCGATAACATGGTGCCAGTAGCTGTAAGAGTGAAAAAGTATGATCAATGGCGTTATAACGTATTAGGCATGGCATTGTATGGAAAAGAATTATATTTGATAGAAATCCCTTCTGCATATCAAGGATGTCCTTGTGAAGTTATATGCTATAAGTCAAATTAAAATATTTTAATTCCATAGGAAGTTTTCTTTGATCCATACAAGATCACAGCCAATTTTTTTGTTTTGTGGATAACTATTATTTGTCCATAACACATAACAATTCTCATTGTTAACCTCCTGAGATATTGCTTCAACACGTATATAACCAGTATCATATACATGCAATATCGCAGAACTCAAGCGATAACCTTGTTTACGATCAACATAAAAATAGTTGTTTCCAGTACCATTCAATTCGGCATATTGAGTTACAAGTGCATCTTTTAAGTCAGAATTTAGTTGTGTTGTTGAGTAAAAACAGAGAAAAAGGAGAAAAAGATATGGCAGTAAAAACAGTACAAGCGACTATTAACGGTCAAACGTATACGTTAACACTTAACAGTACAAGTGGAAAGTATGAAGCTACGGTAACAGCTCCGTCTAAGAGCTCGTACAATCAATCCGGACATTATTACGGAGTAACAGTAAAAGCAACCGACGTTGCAGGAAACATAACAACAAAAGATGCAGCAGATGCAACTCTTGGAACATCTTTACGTTTACAAGTAAAAGAAAAAGTTGCACCTATTATTGCCATAACAGCACCGACAGCTGGAACATACTTAACGAATAATAAACCAACGATTACTTGGAAGGTAACAGATACAGATTCAGGAGTTAATCCGGCAACGATTGGAATTACGATTGATAGTGGAACAAAAATAACAGGAGATTCAATTGCTAAAACGGCGATCACTGGAGGATATCAGTGTACATACACACCGGCAACAGCATTATCTGATGGTAGTCACACAATCAAACTTGATGCAAGTGATTATGATGGAAATGCAGCAGGTACAAGTTCAACATCATTCAAAGTTGATACAGTACCACCAACATTAACACTTTCAAGTCCAGCAGATAAACTTGTGACAAATGTTGCATCTTGCACAGTAAAAGGTACAACAAATGATGTAACATCAAGTCCAGTCACTGTTACAGTTAAGCTTAATTCTGGAACGGCAGAAACTGTTTCAGTCGGAAATGATGGAAGCTTCAATAAAACACTTACTCTTACATCTGGTACGAATACAATTATAGTTGTTGCAAAAGATAGTGTAGGAAAGACAACTACAGTAACACGTACAGTTACATTAGACACAACCGCACCTACGATCAAGAGCGTAAAGATTACACCAAATCCAATAGATTGTGGAAAAACATTCGTGATCAGTGTAGAAGTTACAGATTAGGAGATGAGTATGGTCAAAAGAGTATTCGGAAAGGTCGATGGCATAGAAGTGAATTATGATCATAGCAAAGGGGATTGGTGGAATGTACCAGTCCCACTTGATATAGATGGAGAATATGTGATCGAAGTAATAGCAGAGGACGAAGCAGGGAACCAAAGCTTTATAACAAGATTATTATATACCGTAAAAGGCGAAAATATTTGCGTGCATCAGTTACCACTTTCTGGATACTTGTTTGACAAAGTTGAAAGAAAATTATGCTTTGACAGGATGTACCCAAAATGTAAGGAGGTACAAAGAAGATGATAACTTTCATTTTAGGAGAAGACAGGCATGTAAAATATTTTGTACATTCTATAGGAAAATATGAATATTTTGCAGTGAAAGAAGCTCAATTTTCTCTTATCTACAATGGAGAAGAAGAGATTTCTGGAGAATGCGAGATTGAAAAGGATGAAGAAAAGCATGGCTATTATATAGATGTTAAAATACAGCCAGCACAAAAAAGTAAGTTGTATGTATTGGAAATAACATTGAAAATAGCTGATGAAATTATAAAAAACAGGGAGAAGATGGAGGTAATTTGATAAATGCTAAAAATAGAAAAAGTTGAATTATCTCCGAATCCAGTAAGTGTTAATGGAAAGGTTAAGATTTCAGTGACAATAGTTACACATGAATATCTTAATAAAAATTATACACACAAGAAATTGGCAACATATACACATAAACAGTTGAAGGACAGAGGTACTACATAGTGAAAATCAGAGCAAGACCGAAATAGGTCTTATTTTTATGCAAAAAACTAGATAAGAAAGGACGATTAAAATGATGAAAGAAATTATTATTCTATTAAGTAACAATATGCTTTTTAAGGCATTACTTATTTGTGTGTCATTAGATTCAATACTTGGAGCACTGCGAGCAATCAAGGAACATAAGTTTAATTCGTGCGTAGGAATTGATGGGGCAATCAGAAAAGCAGCAATGTTGTTTTCTGTATGTTTACTGATGTCAATTGATGTGATCATGAATATTAATGTATTGAGTTTTGTACCAGAACAATACGTGCAGATTCTAGGAATTAACAAAATGGGAATCTGCGAATTTTTCAGTCTTTTGTTCATATTATATGAGGCGGTCAGTATTTTGAAAAATATGACATTATGTGGACTTCCAGTGCCAACACGAATCAAGAATTTTATCCAGAAGTTCTTGGAGGATATGACTGAGGAATTACCAGATCAGAAAGGAGAAATGAGTCATGAAATTTAAAAATAAATTTGCTCATAAAAGTAACTATGGACCAACAAGACCATTGAGCAACATTAAATATATCGTAATTCACTTTACTGGAAACAAAGGGGATACAGCTTTAAATAACTGTAAATATTTCCAGAGGGCAAATAGACATGCATCAGCACATTGTTTTATTGATGGCAGTGGAACAGTTTATAAATCAGTATCATTAAGAAGAGTCGCGTGGGCTGTTGGTGGATTATATAGTCAGAAAAATGGAGCAGGATCGTTTTATAAAAAATGTACAAATGCCAATAGTTTAAGTATTGAGATGTGTAACAGTGCTGGTAAAGTTCCAGAAAATGTATATAAAGATGCAGTTGTGTTGACAAGATATTACATGAAGAAATATCATATTTCGGCAAGTCGAGTGATTAGACATTGGGATGTGAATGGAAAAGATTGTCCAGATCCATGGGCAGGAAAAGATAATGCCGGATGGAAGAAATTCAAGAAAGCAATTTCAAAATAAAAATGCTAAACAAAATGCTAAACAAAAGCATTTTGAAGTATGAACTATATACGATTATTTCAGAAAAATATGTTAAAAAACGGCATAAAACCGTCAAAACAAGAGAAAAGAACTCGC